TGTCGTGCGTATCGTCAGGTGTGTATAAGGGACAGGCTCTTTGTTGGTTCCTAAATCGGTGATCGGCACGTATTGCGACTGCCGCATTGCCACATCGCCGCCTGGCAGCGGCGGGAGGTTATCCGTTCGCCGCATCTCGTTGATCGTGCGAAGCCCTGCCTCTCCCATCGCCTTCATGAATGCAGCGCGGGAGGCAGAATCACCTCTCAACAGACCATCAAGATTGTGCTCAGCGTGAATGCGGCCAACATCCTTAGCCGGGATCAGCCATCGCTGAATGCTGTTTTCCCAGCGCGAGATATAGGGCTGCAGGGTGTACTGCAGGAAGCCGAGATTTTGCTGCTCGATGCCCGATCCCCAGCTCGTTGACTTCTCAACGTCGCCAACAAGGTGAGGCGGTACGCCAAAGAATCGGGCCAGTTCGCTGACCTGGAATTTTCGGGACGCCATCATTTCGGCATCCTGAGGTGTCACGCCAATTGCCGAAGTAGAAAAGCCCGCTTCCAGAATCCAGAGGCGTTTTTTTACCGGGCCGCCGGCGATCTCTTTGAAGTTCTCTTCAACCTGCGAACGCTGCTGCTCGGTTAGCACCTTTTCGCCGGTAGAGAGGATTTGGGGCGATTTAGCGCCGTTCGCAAAGAAATCTCGCTGCTGATCTTCCATCGCCACCGCCACGCCCGCCGATTTGCAGGCAAACGCAATGGGTGAGAGGCCGACCAAGCCCGTAAATCCGAAACCTTTAAGGTGAAAAATGTCTTTCTGTGAAAAGTTGGCGTACTCGCTATCGCGCTGATAGCGATAGACCACGTTTTTACCGACCATCTTCACATCCATATTCGCGGACTGAAGCGGTATCAGGCTGATCACGTCGCCAGCGCTGTTACGATCCACCAGCGCATAGGCGTTCCCGTAGAAACAAAGCTGCATCGTCATGGCCTCCCTGAACTCCTGGGCGGTCATGTACTGATTGGGTGAATAGCGCAACAGGCGAGCCAGCGGGTTGCTTAAACCGACTTTTTTCCGGTTGTCGCTCGGGTCAGTTTCGAAGACATCCAGCGGAAGGCACGCAGTGAGCGTCGAAATCAGGCTCACGCATCGCCACACCGTCGATATTTGCAGTATCCGTTCATCGTTAATGGATGAATCGCCCAGGTGTCCGTGGGCCGAAACCGGCCCCGTTTGCGATCCCTGATTTGGGGTGACTAAACGCCCGCCGACAAACCAGGACTGCAGCCTTGCCCACCAGCCGTTATTGGTTCGCAGGTCAATCGTGTATTTAGGTTCTTCCATCACATGCTCAGCGGTCGAAAAATGAAGTCCTCGAAGTCACCACCCTGTTCGGTAACTTCCCCATTGGCGGCACCAACGGACATTGTCATTGCGACCATGCCATCAATACGACCCGTTGCTTTTGATTTATCGAGTTTGCGGTTGCCGGCAGCATCTTTCACGATCACCGCATTCACGGCGCACATCGTTAAAACCGGGTGCATGCCATGCCTCACCCGCCCGTTAAGCATCAGCGATTCGAGGGTGTCCACCGCCGGGCCCATATCCTTAAAGCCCTGGCCGAACTCAACCAGAGGGAGGCTCAGTCCGATGGCATCAGCATCCTTCCTGAACTGGTCAATGCGCCAGCGGTCAAAAGCCATCGAGGTAAGGTCGAAATCACCGATAATTTCAGCGATATCCGCAACGACGAATGAGTAATCCACCGAAGCGCCTGGCGTGGTGCGCAGCAGCCCCTCTCTTACCCAAACGTCATAGGGTGCGCGGTCCGTTTTGGTTCGCTCTTCAAGAGTCTTTTGCGGTGTCCAGAAGAAGGGGAAAACATCCCAGACACCATCATCTGCTTCACCAGCTATAACCAGCGCCGTTAAATCGTTCCTGGCTGACAGATCCAGCCCGGCGTACCACTTCCTCGGGGTGTTAATCGGCATCTCTCCGCAAAGCTCCCACACGCTGCGGGAGATAAACGGCGATACGGTAGAAACGCGCTGATTGAGGTTGAGATTTCGGAAGGTGTTTTCGAAGCTTGGCATTCGGCCTGCTTTCTCGGCCTGGCGCGCCATGTCTTTTTCTGACCTGAATGTTCCCAGCGCCGGGTTCGCGGCCAGCCAGGACTCGCGTTTACTGATATCAGCGTCTTTTGGCGCTTCATAAACGTGGCACACGATGTGCGGGTCTTTCGATTTGACTGCATCATCAATCCAGATGCTCAGCAGGTCGGCGTCATTTGCTGCCTGCGTACTGATAACAACCAGCAGCGGGTTCTCATGCGCCCCCTGCGCGGTAGTTATTGCATCGATAAAATCATCCTGTGGCCCCCTTACCTGCCCGGTTTCATCAAGAATGGCCAGAATGGGGGAAAGGCCGTGCGTCGTCTTACCTTCTGCGGATAAAGCCTTGTATTCGACGTTACACGGCAGGCCGATCAGCTTTTTACCGCTCGGCGTAATGTGCACTATCTCCTGCAGACTGGGGCTCAGGTTAACCATCTTCACCGCGAGGTTAAAAACGATGGCCGCCTGTTCCCGGCTAAGTGCACCGCTCACAATTTGCGTGTTCTGTACCGCTTCTGGCCCCACCAGGTGAGCCAGCAGGATTCCGGCAATTAAGCCTGTCTTCCCGTTTTTTCGTGCGATGCTGAGGATCGCCATATCCGTTCCGGCTGGATTGTCGTAAACCGCCAGGATGAAATCTTTCTGAAATGGGTCCAGCCTCATTGGCTGGCCGATAAGCTTGCCTTCCGGCACGATGCAATAGCGCTCGATGAACGCTATTACACGCTCACCTCGCGTCATAGTCTTTTATCCGTGCTTGGGAAAGGCGATCAGGTTGTCGTCCTGGCCCTGATGCTCGTTTTTCGTGTTTCGTGCATCACGATCATTCTGATTGCGTTTCTTCTGGTCGCGGCTTTCACCGTTGGTTGCGTGGGAATGGATCTGCAGGTCACGGCGCTGAGCCAGAATAGTTCGCTGCAAATCAGGAATTTGTTTGCGGAGGTTTTTAATCAGCGCCTCATTTCTCGCTTCACCGCGCGCGCGTTCTTCTTTACGCAAATCTCTGCGTAATACAGTGAGATAGAGCTGGTTATTTGCCAGTTCTGCAGCGGCCAGAAGGTCGGCTGGCGTCCAGCTGTCCAGAGCTTTCGATCTGATATTGTCATGCCAGAATGGTTCGGCTTTTTTTTCCAAACCTGCATGGGACGGAGGATCGATGGTGTCCACTGCTGCATTTTTCATGGCCTGAACCGCTGCCGCCGAACTGTCGGAACGGGTTCGTTTATCTGCCATATGTCAACACCTTAAAACTAAAAAAATCGGGTTAGCGTTAAAATCAAACTTTGGCGGCGGTCATTTGGGGCAAAGGTTTTGAAGATTTGATCCCCCCCCCTGCCCTGATGCGATTCATTCTCATTTGATATCATTGCATTTGAAATGATTTCACCTGATAGATAATCGGCTTCCCGCCGCCGCGCTATCCCGAATGTTTGTCTACCTGTTCGAATTTCTGAGCGCCTTTCCCGTACTCTGAGGACACATGACCTGAGAAAGTCAGCGTCGGCACGTCCTCACCTACAGTGTGCGAGAACTGAATGGACGTGATGCGCTTCATCACCACGCCATCGATCACCAGCTGAATAAATTTGCCGTCGCGGTATTCAATACTGAGGTTTTTCATTACGTACTCCAGTGAGACGCAGGATCGAGCGGGTAGCCGTTGGCATCACAGCCTATGACAGTGCCGCTCTTCTCCATTCTCTGCTTCGTTGAGTCGTGGTGGGCTTTGCACAGTGGCTGCCAGTTCTCTTTACTCCAGAACAGGTGCTGTGCCTTCGAGATGGCCTGCGGGCTACCCGATTTAAGCGCATCTTTAAGTTTGTGCGGTTCGATATGGTCAACCACCGTGGCCGCGGTTATACGCCCCTGCTGTTCGCACATCACACAGAGCGGATGCTGCTGCAGGAAACGCAGGCGGGCCTTATCCCATCGGCTGCCATAAATGCGTGGTTCGTTCATAATTCACCTAGGAAATGAATTGCCGCTTCGCTTTTTGGGATTTATCTTAACCACTCCTTTTATTCAGGAGTTGGAACATGACTAATTACACTGTGCGAGTTGAGTTGCACTATGCAGATAATGATGACTACGAAGCGCTTCACGAGAAGATGGGCGGTATGGGATTCCGCCGGACAATCTCAATTGATGGAGTTAAATGGGAGTTGCCTTCTGCGGAATATTCTATTGTGAGCGATTTAACACCTAAGGAGATTTTGACCAAAGCTCAAGAAGCTGCTAACAAAGTACAACCGAAACCAGAGCCATCTATCTTAGTAACAGGGTCTCCCATTCCTCGAGTTTTTTCAGGCCTTGAACGCGCCAAGAAATAATAGCTTTAGCCCGATAGCAGTCGGGCTTTTTCATGCCAGTCTCCATGCTCGGCGGCGCTCTGTTCTCGGCTCGTTGTCCGGGTGACGCTCAACCGTCGGCAAGTCAGCGTGATCCACCAGCGAGTAGCACGGATAAATAACCCGGCCACCGAACGCCTCACCGACGGCGTAATCTGCTGCCAGCGTTTTATTCCATGCGTTAAGCATGCGCGTCAGCCTGCCCTGAGGAGGGCTGTAACATACGCCGTGAATCAGTTTGCTCAGGACAAGGTGATCAGCGCTCACTCTGTCTGCATCCACCAGCATTCCGGCTATCTCTTTCTGATACTGCGGCGGTCGGCCGGTACCGAGATAAAAGCTCAGCATGTCGTCAGGGAAGCGCGCCAGCCAGTACGTTACCTTTTCGGCGAATCCATATACTGGCAGTGCGTCGTCTTCCAACACTACTACCCGGCATGTTTGCTCTGCTGCCCACTCAAGCGCACGCCGGTGATTCCAGTTCGCGCCGTGGTTACCGTCATCAATCAGCAAATGAGCATCCAGCAGCGCAGCAAGACGTTGTGCATGTCCCAAGCGTGAGTGATGCCCGACCACCACAAACTTCACTTGTGTTTCCACCAGGCACACTCCTTACCGATACCTTCAGACTTAAACACTGTGTGGATGCGCGGGCCGGTGACAACTCGATCGCCAAATGACTGCGCGACAATACCGAACGCCAGCATGTCACCCACCGCGGCGCCAGCCTGTTCTTTCTTCCAGAAACGATAACTCTCGATCCTGTAGTAAAGACGGATGATGCCGTGAGCAAACGCCATCACATCAGCGCGGGTACCACCCAGCAGCCCAGCGTTGAGCATCACATCGTTCCGATGTTCTTCAATGAACTCCTGATAGATGCGCTCCGGATGATTCTGCTTTGCCCAGGTATCGGCGTAGGTCTTTGGCTCAGAGCCAACGTAAATTTTGCCGGGCTCCATTTCTCCCCACGGCGCGCGTAGCATTTCGACATCGGTACCATCGGTACACCAGACGAACCGGTATTCAGGATGATCTCGCAGGTGCTGCCAGATGTGCAGCCAGCGACGGAAGTAGACGTTCATCTTCACGTCAGGAACGCGACATAGCTCAACATCTGCCGGGGCCGTCAGTAATTCATCCACCAGCGCTATACGACCACACTGGCGAAGTGATGAGGCCCATTTGCTCAGCAGGTCAGGCGAGGCCGCCATTTTCGTGCCGCGCTGCGGGTCAGGCTGACTGGTGAGCAGCGTTGTGATAACTACATCGCGCTGCTGGCGGTATTCAACGTAACCAGTAACCCCGGCATCACGCCGTTCGTTGTGGATCTTCACGTTACGTTCCACCAGCACCTGTCGGTCGGGACGCGGTACCGAACGCTCTACGGCTTCATGCTCATCGAGAGAATGGATCAGTTTTTCTGAACCGACCACATCACCATAAGCCCATGTCGTCAGGCCAGCATTATGGATGCGCAGGGCGAGGTCGCTGTGTTCGTACATGCCGCGACCGTAAACCGGATCGAAACCGCCAACCTTCTCGATAGCGCTACGGTGGTAATACAGCATCACGCCGCGCTGCCCGGTGTAAGCGATGTGCTTATCATCCCGGTACAGGACCGCCATATCCTTCAACTTATTCGTCCCTGCCAGATCGAGAAACTGGTAAGCCAGGTGTGGCTCGGGTGATTCTATGTAAGGCAAGTGCCAGTTATCAGCGATGGGCCAGGCGTCATCGTCCCACAGGAAGAGATGCTCACATCCGGCATCCATCAGGGCTGACAGGCTGGCGTTCTTCGAAGCGACAATGCCGAGTGATGTTTCATGGCGAAGCAGCTGCACGCCGTCAGGCACTACTGCGGCAGGTTTAGAGCCGTCGTCAACTACAATCACCAGCGCTCCGGCAGGCAGATGCTTCATGTGCTGTTCAAGTAAGCTCTTCAGAATGTCGGCTCGATCATGCGTAGTGATTGCTATACCAATAGGATAACTTTCCCCTACACATGGGTAATAACTTACGCCATCAATGATGACTTTCATGTCGATACCCGATTATTATCTGTTGAATACCTGGCAACGAAACTTGAGAGATTTATTATGCAATTTCATATGGATTTTATTCCTGCCCAAAAAGAATTGAATGCCTCTAAGCGTTGCTTTGAGAGGATGGTCTCAGCAAAAAATTATGAAGAATACGAAGAAGCATGGTGCGATTTCCTCAACCGTTTAGAAAAAATCTTCGAGAAACTCCAACGAGCCTGTAATCCTCATAAAGAAAAATTCAATACCCTTCTTTCGAAAGAAAATGCCCTGAGAAGCTCAGATCCTCTTTTGCGTTATCTTAAACAAGCCAGGAACGCGGATACGCACTCAATTCAGGATGTGGCTAAACGAGTTCCAGGAAGCTTTCATCTTGGATTTGACGTAGCTACCCCTGGAGAACCAGTACATATTGAAAAGTTAGTTATGAGAGGGACAGACATACATGAATATCGTGGTAGCCATCCTTTAGTCGTAACCTTCACTCCAGAAACTGTTGAAGTGAAAGAGGTAATTAACAGAGGTGTACATTATTTGCCACCTGAATCACATCTTTCTCAACCATTAACAACTCGCCATCCAACAGAGCTCGCTAGGCTAGGTGTTGAGTTTTATGAACAGCTTTTCGGCAAAGTTACGAATTTCTTCTCATCCAATCAATAATCGTAATACTTGAACAAGGCAGGATGCTTTTAAAGCATCCATGTTGAAATTATTACTTCAAGATTTTGAACAGTTCGCCTGCCACGCTTTGTTATGCGCCAGGATGTCTTTCTTCGTCTGGCGGTCCAGAACGTCGATGTCGTGATCTGTCAGGTAGATTGGCTTTACCCAATCGCAAGCGGTATCCACCACCTCAACCCTTACGGGTCCAGTTGTCCCGCAGCTCGCGATCAACATCGTCGCCAGGCATATGGTTAACAGTCTGCTGTACATTGCTGGCCTCTTTCGTTGCTTCTACCCGGCGTTCGGCTGCTGCGACCGTTGCCGCTGCGTTATCTTCGGTGCGCTGCTGGTCGGCTTTCGCTTCCGCTTTGCTGGTGCCGCGAATATGGCCCAGGCCAAAAGCGCCAGCGATGGCGGAAATCACCAGTGCGGCCAGCCCGATTATCGTTTCGATACCCACACTCACCTCACACCAGAACTGATTTCGCCAGGTTAAACAGCGCGCGGCGTTTATCCAGCCCGTTGCGGCCGCCATTGATAAGAAGTGTCACGCGCTCAACGTCGCCGGAATGAAGCAGGCAACCACGGGAGGCATAGAACCATGCGGCTGAGCGCGCGGCGTATTCATCCTGTTCAAGCAGCTCCGGGTGGGTAACGAGGTCCAGTTTCAACGCGTTTCCACAACTGCGATAGTTGCTGAGCCCAGTGATTTGCTTCAGGCCGCGACCGCGATATTTCCAGCCATCACCAGCGACCTGATTGCCAAGGTGTTCTTTTCCCCACTCACCACCGTATACCAGATTGGCGATCGCTTTCTGGTTTGCCGGTTGCATTGCCGTTCTGCCAAGTGCGGCGGCTTGCTGTTGAGTGATGCGGTGGCTGCCGAACGTTGGTACCAGGTTTTCAACCGCGTAATTCAGGTTCTCCACCAGTCGGGTAAATCTGGTGCTTTCATGCCCCATCTGGGCAATAAACATGGCCTGATCAAGCGGTGCGGTGATGCCGTATTCCTTCATAGCGGCGTCGATATGCGGAAACCAGCGCGCAGCTAACCCGGCGCTGATACCAGCCGCCCTCTGAAATTGTGTTTGGTTCATTAGTGCCTCAGACGATCAACCAGCCGCGCCATATTTCCACGAACCTTCAGGATGGCGGCGAAGATAAGAATGTTTGCGACCACCACCAGCCAGCTGGAATCACGATAAAGGCCGAAGATGAACTGCAAGGGGATCGCGGCGTAAACCAGCACGGTTATATACGCCAGGACAGAAATAAAGGGGCGATGCCGGGCGCCATGTCGCTGGTAAAACATCAGCACGATGACGATGGCCGCACAAATAAACGCATTAAAGACTGCTGACGGGTCAATTACCATTTCCCCCTCCCCCACGTAGCCGCGAGAAAAACTTGAACACGTTGTTCATGTCCTGGTTGTTAAGATAAGTGAGGATTTTTATACACAGGGCAGACAGAATCACTGCACCCAGTGCATCCAGCGGTTTTTCATAGTGCGAAGCTGCATTTAGCAGTGAGCCAATAAGTCCCGCCCCAAGCACCCCAACGATAAACGACGTCAGGAAATATGCTGCCAGTCGGGCGCGGGACAGGTTTGTGGCTGTCGCGACGTAGAACACCGCACCACCAAACGCCCCGAACACCACACCAAAATCTGTATGAGTAAAGACGCCGTACAGGACTGAACCCAGCAGGCCGCCGCCGAGAACAGCGCCGGTGCCGGTTAATGGATCGGACATTAAGCCCCCTCTTATTGCTGTGATCCCTCTCAGGAAATTTGAGGGGAATAAAAAAAGCCCGCTCGCGAGAGCAGGCTAAAATGATGATTATCACAAGAAGGTAGAAAGGAGATCATCCGAAAGACAGGTAGTGACGTCCGGGTATCGAGGCCGATTCACTGATGGTTCAGGAGAACCATCTGCCAGCGGATATATCCCCTTCTTCTTTAGCGTAGCCGTAACTTCGGGAAACGAGCAAAAAAAACCTGCTGTTTAAAGCAGGCTCTCAAGGAATTATCAATTCGATTTTATTGTTATCGTGGTGCCGGGTGCCTCCCGGTGAGAATTACTCCAGCAAACATTCCCGCGTCTGAGAGGTTTCCTTTTCAGGTAACTGCTGGAACGCCCCTCCGCATAGGGGGATTCACCACAATAAAAAAATAGCGCATAAATCAGAGTTGAGAAACTTCCTCGCTTAACGAATTGGACACTGGTCCGCCATCGAGGATTCGAACCCCGAACCACAGAGGTAGAAGCTCCGTGCTCTTTCCAGTTGAGCTAATGGCGGAAAAAAGACCAGCATTGGGTTGCTGGTCATGGGTCATGCAGTTGTCTCTGCGAAGTTGGTGTATCCCCATCCCCACCAAGTGTTATCAGTATCGAGAGCATTATCGAATGCCAGTTTACTATAGCACCGAAGAAAAAATTCACTCTGTCAAAGGCCATCAGAAATGACCTTTTGCAAAGTGTTATTTACTGGATTTAAACAGGGGCCAGAGTAAAGCAATTACCCCGGCTACCAGCACACCATCAGCAAGGATGGACACCATTTTGCTGGTAAAGTCGATGGCAACCACCAGGAACAACAAAACTCCGGCGGCTGCCCAGCGCAGTTTTCCGATCACAGGTACTGATCCAGTGGAAGTTGCAGCGCCTGAGCAATTTTCTTGAGCTGCTTCTCTTCTTCTTCCCCGATGCCGTCGTTGTCAGCGACATCAAGGCACAGGCAAAGAACATCAACAGCATCGTTTGTACCGGCAACGTCAGCCAGTTCGCGCAGCGCCTGTGCATTAGCAGAGCGCGGAGAAGCTTCATAGCGAGCACGGATATTGCTACTCATCTGTGCTATCTCACCAGCGAACGGTGCGAAAGCAGGCAATGCTGAAATGGTTTTTTCCAGAGTGGCGATTTCATTCGCGTCGCATGTGCCGTCGGCATACGCAATGGAGTAAGCACCCCACACCGTAGCTTCAACCGCGTCGCGGTTTTCCATTTTCTTAACTTCGACAACAGCTTTACGTGCTTTCTTTTTGAAGATACCGAACATAGTGACTTTCCTTTTAGCGGGTGAGCCAGCGCTCAGGAATGATCAGCCCACAGAGACAGTCACACCGACCGTTCCCTATGGCTCACCCCTGAAAGGCTCTGTGGTTGAATTGCGCCGAGCGTGGCGCGAAGAATTTCGGACATAAAAAAACCCGCACTGAGGCGGGTTTGGTGTCGTGTAGGCGTAATATCCCACGATGGAAAGCATACAGGACAGTTTTATGCAAAGTCAACACTAACGTGCAAAAAAGTGTCGCCATTTGTTCCGATCATATTAATAAGTTGTTGCCTTCTCAAATTCTACTGCCGCGTGACGCTCCCACTGGCGCAGCGTGTCCACCAGCATTTCATAAAAGGGTTTCCAGTTGCGTGACCATGAGGACTGATGGAGGTCCGGGAGACGCTTCAGAATGGCACGGTGTACCGTCGCCGAGGAGATAGCAGAGAAGCCATTACCAGAGCAACGTTCACAGGTTTTGAAAACCGGTGCGCCACGTTCTTTGGTCGCTTTGCGGTCCAACACTTCGCCTTTACCGCCGCATCTGCACCGCGCAAGGATTACCTTTTTCCCTCCGCAGGTTTCGCAAACCCTTTTCACCAGCTCATTTTTAATCTTCGGGGCCACCACTTCGGCACCGTCATCGTCGAAGATACCAGGATGTTTAACCACATCTTCATGCCCGGAGATAAATCCGGTACCGCAACAGCTGTGACACGTCACGCTGGTGGCGGCCGAACGGGAGTAATCAGCAAAGGCAAACTGCGCCAGCATCTGCATGCACCATCCAAAATGCCCACCAGCTGCTTTGCGAACATTCTTCGGTGCGGCATCCATCGCATATCGCGCCAGCGCCTGAACTGCGAGCTGTTCATCCGTTTTGCTGATTCCCGCTTTACCGAAGAACGCCGCCAGGCCGAAGCGCGCACGGCTGCTGGTGGTGCCAATCGCCGCCATTACGTCTGTTCCGGTAAGGCGGTCCGGAGAGGTTCCTTTCACGTCGTCGCTGATGTGCATTCCCTGAGGGCTGAAATGTTTGAGTGATGTTTCCAACTTCATTGAATGGTTTCCCCCTTTTCAGCAGTGCCAAACCAGCCAGGGTGCGCCCACTGGACATCAGTCACTTTATCGCCGTTACCCCACAGCGTCAGAACACGCATAGCAACGTAGTGCATAAGGATTTTTTCGTGCTCTCGCCACTCATCATCAGGAGTGTCTTCAACAAATTCAGCGATGGCGTCAGCAATAAGACCGAAACACTCAGGAAAATCACTATGACCGATTGCGATGTCTTTTGCCGTTTCCTGAAGCTCCATAAAACGCTGCTTGGTAAAGAGATACGACATTTCTCTAATTAGGCGATCCATTTTAATACCTCGTTGCGTTAGTGGCTTCCCACTCAATATCAAGTTCACTTTGCTGTTTGCCGGCCAAGTAATTGAAGGGCCCTTTATCACCCTCGATAAACTGGTGTGATCGGGAATCAAAGTTAGCCCCTATGTCTCCGATCCAGCCTTCCCCTTCACGTTGTTTCAACAGGCGGATCATCGAAGCGGGCATTTGGATAGCAGTCTGTTCGTCCTTATCAAGGCTCTCATACCCCATTCTTTCAGCTTTGCGCTGCGCCAGTTCGCGCGGGATATTACGCCAGACGGCCATAACGTTGTCGGGCATGTCAGTTAAAGCGCCAGTGCCTTTAACATCCATTTTCCCTGTTGGTGCAGCTTCGTTTGTTTTTCTGGCATGCGTTACCAGCAGAACATGGCAGTTGTGCTCGTTTTTAAAGTCGCAGAGGGTATCGATAAATTCTTTTTGTCCACCGTAGTCCTCTTCATCGAGTCCACATTTTGCCAAGTTGTCGATAACGAAAAGATCGATTCCATAACGGCGTCTGGCATAGGCAAATATTTCCAGCAGGCGATCGGCCTTGGCTGTTCCGGTGAGTTTGAACACCCAAAGACGATCAGAAAACCACTCGTTAGTCATGATGATTTCAGTACGTTCTGGGTTTTTTCTACAAATGGTTTGCCGGGTAAGACGAGCCAACATTTTCCCAGGCTTAAGCTCCAGCGAGGCAATGCATACCCGGACTCCCTGGCTCATGGCATTGACGGCGATATGTCCCACCAGCTCGGTTTTTCCGTGGCCGTTTACTCCGTTAACCAGCGTCAGCTCGCCGGCGCGGAATTTGAAATTACTGTTCAGCGAATCCCACGGGCTGGAAAATAATCCAACGTCTCGATGCTCGAACGCATCCAGTGTTTCCTGAAGGAGATCACCCGCAGAGCAGAGTTCATCAGGGTCAAAGAATTTAGCGGTCCCCAAGTAGTGCCAGATTTCATCCTCGCTCATCCCGGAGGTCAGGCATTCATTGATATCTTTGTGCGGCAGCTCTACCAGGCGGCAACGATGCTCCCCTAGACGACGAGCAATTTCTTTTGCGGCTTCGCGCCCTACATCATCGTTATCGAGGCTTAACCAAATTTCTTCAAATCGGTCGAGGTTGTGATACTCGTATTCGATCCATTGCTGTTTGGCCCCTTTTCCACCGCCGAACGGTACCGATAGAGCACTGATACCGAATTGCGAGTAGGTCATACAGTCAATCTCTCCTTCGCAAAGCACAACAGCGCGAGCTTTCGCGTCCATAGCCTGCCAGCCAAACAGACATGGCTCGCAATCAGCTTCAGCCATGATCAACTTTTTGCCATTTGGTCGTTCAGTGCCGATTCGCTTTACCTGCAACAGCTCACCGTTGCGAAGATACGGAAACGCCACTGCCGGAATTTCGCGGTTTTCATCGTGGTACCAGACGACTGCGTCCGAAACACGGAATTGATCAGCTGTCTCTCGGGTAATGCCACGGGAAGAGAGGTAGTCGTAGCAATGGCTCGCCTTTTTAACGCCTTTTTTGGTTGGCCGTGAGAAGGTTTTTTTCTTCGCCTCGAAGTGGTTATCGTCGTCCTTCAGCCCAAGGAACTCTTTCGCTTCCCGCATAGCGTCGTGCAGCTGGCAGTTACGCACCAGCACCCAAAGATCAAGCAGGTCTCCGCTGTCGCCGCTTGCAAAATCTGCCCAAGTCTTCTTACCACCGAGATTAATTTTCAGGCTCTTACCGGCATCACCATTGGTATTACCAGCGCACCACTCCTTACCCTCGAGGTGTCCTCGTGGAAGCAGGTATTTCGCAACTCTTTCGGCGTTGTCCCACAATTTTTCAGATAACTCAGCAGGGGTCATCACACACTCCGTAAATCGAATTTTATAAAGCACATAGTCACGAATTCCTCACGCAAAAAGCCGCGGTTATAGCCAGCAACCAGTAGACGTTTGAGGATTCTTTTCATGGGCGGTTAGCTCCGCGCTTCATGCGGTCAATGGCTGCCTGGCTGATAAATACCTCAGCCGAACCGTCACTTGGTTTTGCGAACCAGGAAGCACCGGTCCCACCGATGGCGTTTGCGCTTGCGGATATCTGAGGAGCTCCATTTGGTTTTTCATCGTTCCAGCGCTCTCCGTTCAGGTATGACGCTGGCAGGAGTTTGTCGAACCCCATTTGCTGTGTTTTCACCCGGAGGCTGATATCTTCAGCCAGCATAACGGCGAAGTTCTCAGGCGTACCTCGGTTCGCTTTTTTCCAGTCGCGATATTTGGTCCTGAACGCTGACTTAGCCTTGACCTTGGCATCCTTTCTCAGACCTGCCCCCCAAAAAATATTTTCGAAAGCGACATCGACTGGATCTTGGCCTTCAGCATCATCTGATTCTGAATCAGGTTTTTCCTGTGAAGTTTTCCCTTTCGACTCGTCAGGTTTATCGCCATCAGTCCGATTCGAATCGGACAAATTAGTTTGATCTTGTTCTTTCTCCTGCTCCTGTTCCTGCTCTTGGCTTGCAAGCCCCTTTGAAGCCCCTTCATTTACATCCGGGATCTGGAGCTCACTACTACGGGGACAAGTCATATTGAACTGCTTCGAATATTTCTCGTAAAACTCTGAAAGAAAAAGGTTATCCGATACTTTGTTGTACTCGTTTTGTACTCCTGTACAGCGCTTGTCTCCGGGTTTCAGTGCCTCGCCGATTTGATGCGTTGCCATTTCGATGACCCACACCATCTCTGAATGCTCGTCGTACTTACAAAACCCGGCTTTAATGGCACTATTAAGCCCCTTCTTAGCCCCTTCCATGGTTAATCCAGTCTCATGAGACAGGAACGCAAGGGGCATGTAATAAAGACCGATCATATTGGCGTGCGGACTGGTAAGCAGGTACAACGCCACAAGCTGTGACTCTGGCCCAGCCTGACGCAGCTCTTTGCCTGTTCTGCCAATCCAGAAGTGAGGAGACACCTTTCCGTAATCACGCATTTTGCGCCTCCGAGACCTTCGTAAAATATTGTTGGAACTTCCAGACAGGCTGCATACATTCATGCGGATAATTCTGCCTGGTGAAATAAACCTGCTGCTTATCCCGATTCCAACCGGTGACATGCACAATCACACCGCGCGGATCGCGATAATCGATATCCAATTGCTTAATTTGGTTTTCGGTAGTGATTGAGTGCGACATATCACACCTCATTGCCCGGGTGCGGGAAAAGAGTCGGCAAATCAGGCCGCAGTTCATGAGGCTTAACAATTCCATTAACTGCGTTTGATACTGCCACTGCATGGACCGGAGAAACTTTCTTGATCCCCCTGACCCACTTCCAGACGGCCCCTTGCGTAACGCCAACCTTTTTAGCAAGCGAACTTTGACCACCAGCAACGTACACGGCTTTCGCCATTGGGGATTCAAACACCTCATCAGTCATAACAAAGCCCTTAGTATTAATATTAAAGATATAAAATAATACCAAAGGAATAATTAATCAAGTATTATCCGCTTGCCATGGTTAATCCTGTGGTATTAAATATGCATAAAAATTGGAGATACTAAGATGAACACACTTGCAGAAAGACTAAGGCTGGCGATGGCTCATGCCGGGGCTACTCAAAGTCAATTAGCGCATAGGGTTGGGGTAAGCCAGGGGGCCATACAAAAACTAACCTCAGGAAAAGCTCAGTCCAGCGGAAAAATCGTGGATATAGCCAAAGCACTGGATGTAGATCCCATATGGTTAAGCACTGGTGAAGGCACCATGGGGCCAGCAAAAACGCCAGAACAAAGAATGTTTGGTATAGATCCATGGGATAAGCAAACGCCGCTTGAGGATGATGAGGTAGAGGTGCCTTACTTGAAGGATATCGAGTTCGCATGTGGAGATGGCAGCGCCCTTAATGATGATTACAATGGAAAAAAACTTAGATTTTCCAAAGCAACATTGCGAAAGGTGGGAGCTAATAGTGATGGTGATGGCGTTCTATGCTTTGCTGCACACGGAAATAGCATGGAGCCAGTGATCGCTGATGGCTCAACTGTTGCCATAAACTGCCATGACAAGCGTATCGTGGATGGTAAAATTTACGGCATCAACCAAGGTGGATGGAAAAGGTTAAAAATCCTCTACAGATCTGGGCCAGATAAGGTAACAATCAGAAGCTACAACTCTGATGAATACCCTGACGAAGAAGTAGACATGGATAGTCTTGAGGTTTTAGGAAGGCTGTTTTGGGTATCAACAATCTTCTGATCTGCTACCAAAAAAGCACCAAGCCGACCATAGTGTCGGCTTTTTTATTACTAAAATAATCTTCAATAACAAATACATAAGAAATCTATTATTCTTTTTGTATTAATACCATTGACCTCCAATTAATACTTAAGTATTCTCATTTCATCGGCAAACAACGGAGCCAATGAGATGAATACAACCTCCCAACCAAACCCAGCGAGCCAGGCATTTGATATCCACGCCAAGCTTAAAGCAGCAAATTCACACTGGATTTATTTACGAGCTGCACAGCCTCATCAGAATGATTTTGATTACGAATTTAACACAACTTTTATTGATGGTTTGGAATTCGCTATCTACGAACGTGTAGATAATTATTTTGTTCTGGTTGATTTCTTCAAGTCTTATGAAGAAGCATGTGATGATGCTAAAAAAATCATAGATGACCATCCTGATATTAAAAAAATGTTTTCTGTTAGCTAACTAACCAATTAATTAACCAACTCAATTAATCAAAATTAACACCTTTTAGGGTGGGGAAAAACTCACCCTGAGGAAATGAAAATGCAAAACGCTATCGCAATTAATCAGCCAATTAAAACACCTCAAATGCTGTTCGGTTCAGACAATATTAATGACTTTGGTAACCGCGTACAGAGTTGCAGGATGGAGGGAGACTCAATGCAGCCGACCATTGAACCATGTGAGGTTGTGGCTTTCGTTGATTGCGGTGGACGTGCGCTTACCCCTGGCATTTATGTTTACACAATGGATGCTTTTGGTCGTCCATGTCTTTTCATTAAGAGAATTGAGCCATTAGCTGATGGCTCATTAAAAATCATATCTGATAACCATCATTACGAAACTTTCACCCTTAATACCGATGAACAGAAAGAAATAAAAATTCACGGTCGGGTAGTCGCGTCTTTGGCTGTGAGGCGCTTCGTATGACTTTCATCAAGGATAAAACGGCATACAGAACAGCGTGCCTTTATGCAGCCAGTGGTTACGAGGCAATCGCTAGTCTTTATCTTAAAAAAGCATATGGTCGGTAATTATGAGCTTATTAAAAAGGCAAGACATTCAGGTTGTGAACATCAAAGCCGAGCAACTGGCTGGTTTATCGCAAACATTATTTGAATATCACGACAAACTGGACCATTTCCAACTTAAAACTATTTGCTCTCTTGTTTATGACATTGCTGGCGAAATTCATGATTGGACCGAAAAAGAAGAGGAAATTGTTATGAGCTTAGAGGAGGAGGCTCGCCGCAATGGATAAATTAATCGAGACATATCGCCGCCGAATTTTAAAAGCAGCGTTATTACGCCACCAGCGTAAAACAGGCAGTAACTGCCTTGTTATTAAGCTCAATAAAGGCGGCATTAACACGGTCGAGTTAACAGAGATTCTTCTCGATGGATTATTGAGAAAATTCGAAAGGCTTGCGATCAGTGAGTACGGGAATGTCGAAGGCGTAAAAGCTATCAAGGGAATTTACAGCAGCGCTGTTGATGTTAATGGCAGCGGTGAATTCCTTACGGATAGCGGGAAGGAGTTAATCGACGAGCTCATTTCTGAGCTGGTTGAGTTCGTCAAAAAACAAAAAGTGGAGGCTCCGAAAACGGAGGGTCATGAAATGGGGGGATCTGATGGCACTCACAGCGATACGAATTCCTGAGTGGGTTCACCTCAAAGCGGTACACGTTTTAAGCCAGTTCAGGGCAAGGCGCATTCACCCCTGCCGAATGCACGGCTCCGGGAATTTGAGCCTCAAAGTTAACCATCGCTGGCGGCTACTCTCCCGCGATGGCGGCAAGAACTGGGAAGTAATGAGTCACGAACGATACAGCAAAGTTAAGGACCGGAAATGAAAGATAAACGCACCGTAAGCATGATTGACCTGGCATTACAGAAACACGATACGCCAGTTGGCCCACTGTTCGTAGCAGTACGTCACGGTCGTATCAAAAAATGCTTCACGCGAGATACGGCGATCCGCTATCTGGCTTTCTTCATGACCACCGAGGCTTTTGAGCGTTCAGGTTTTCCGCAGCATCACCCGCGAGTGCGTATTGATCGCGATGATATGGAGGTATGGCGAGACGGGGAAACAAAGGCTGAGTATCTGGCCGCCCACCAGCGTTGTGTTCGCCGTCTGCGTCGTATCCTGGCGCGCAAGCGAGAAATGGAAAAATGGTGTGAAAAATGGGACGCGATGCACGAGCGTTACGTCAAAGAAGTAGATGCATTGCAAGCCATCAAACCAGAAGGAGTGCATTAATGGTTGATTCAAGCTTTACCCCAGAGCCTACATCATCCGGCATCCGTTTTGGTAACCGAGTTATTGGTTATTCAGTTGCGGTTCGCCAGCTCGACAACGGTAATTATGACAAACGAATTCCGGATGGACTTGAACTGTTGGCTTGCATTATGGAAGGGATTGAAAGCGGCTGGTTTAACCCGGGCATCGAGAAAGAAATCATTCTTTGGCGCTGGATGCTGGTTGCCGTCTTTATTGCGGAAGAGCAGGAAAAGAACGGGACCTGTGAGGTGGCCAACGATTCAGGAGGTTTCGACAAAGCAGTTATCTACTCCGGCCAGCACGGTTCAATCAGTATTTATCCTGCGCCAGAGCGATTCGCACTTGCTAATCATGTGGAAGGTATTGCCATTGAGAAATACGGCCAGGAGCTTGGTCAGCAGATGGCTCTGCGCATGTACAAGGGCATGTTAGCGGAAGACGAAGTGCAGGGGCTTCAGCTGTCACAATTTGGCCGGGAGGGTTTTAATTTGCTGCACGACAGTTTCATCGAACAGATTCAGAAAGAAGGCATGCCTGACATGCCAGTTATGCACTGAGGTGATTATGAGCGACGTTGTTCTTCTGGTACCGAATGACTGGGTTAGCGAAAAGGTTCTGATTGCGGTTACCGGGCTCAAGCCCGGAACCATCACCCGCGCCAGAAAAGAATCCTGGATGCTCGGCCGCGAGTACCTGCACATTTCACCAGATGGCAATCCCAAGCCTTCGAGCGAATGCATGTACAACAGGAAAGCCGTTGATCAGTGGATCGAGGCGCAGAAAAAAAATCAACCAGGTGCGAAAACAGCATGAAAAGCAGTACACTCGTCCACGCTCCTGGACGTCAGGAGGGATCAATGGCTAATGCATCATACCCGACAGGCGTCGAAAACCATGGCGGTTCGCTCCGCATCTGGTTTCTATATAAAGGTAAACGTGTCAGGGAAAACCTCGGTGTCCCTGACACTGCAAAAAATCGCAAGATAGCTGGTGAGCTGCGTTCTTCGGTTTGTTTTGCGATAAGGATGGGGAATTTTAACTATGCAGAAAAATTCCCAAACTCACCGAACCTTGCCCGGTTCGGTCAGGATAGAAAGGAAGTTACTGTGCTGGAGCTTACCGAAAGATGGTCGGAGCTGAAGAGAATGGAGATCAGCTCTAATACCATGAGTAGATACGAGTCCATCATAAAAAATATGCTTCCGCGCATCGGCGAAAATAAAATGGTTTCTGCGGTGACCACTGAAGATTTGCTGTATGTCAGAAAGGAGTTGCTGACGGGTTTCCATGTAATGAAGAAGGATCACCGGACACAGGTAAAAGGCCGGAAATCGTCCACGGTGAATAATTACATGATGCTGATGGCCGAGATCTTCCAGTTTGCAGCTGATAACGGCTACGCAAAGGAAAACCCGTTTAGCGGAATTAACCGTCTCAGGAAGGCAAAAGACGAACCAGATCCACTCACGACAGACGAGTTCATCAGGTTCATTCAGGCATGCGGACACCAGCAGATGCGAAACCTCTGGACTGTTGCCGTCTATACCGGAATGAGGCATGGGGAATTATGTGGTCTTGCATGGGAAGATATCGATCTCACTGCGGGCACCATTACGGTTAAGCGTAACCTGACCCAAACGTATGAGTTCACCCTGCCAAAAACCGAGGCGGGCACTGACAGGGTGATTTATCTCATACAACCAGCTATTGATGCCCTGAGGAATCAGGCCCAGTTGACACGCCTAGGCCGGCAGTTTGAGGTTGAAGTGAAGCTGCGGGAGTACGGACAATCTGTCATTCAACCCTGCACTTTCGTGTTCAGCCCTCAATGCGTCAAACGTGGACCTCGCACAGGATATCACTACGCGGTTAATTCGATTAATAAAATTTGGGCCCCGATAATCAAGCGAGCCGGTATTCGTTACCGCAACGCGTATCAGTCACGACATACCTATGCGTGCTGGTCATTATCAGCTGGTGCTAACCCAAACTTTATAGCAACTCAGATGGGGCATACCGATGCACAGATGGTTTACAAGGTGTATGGAAAGTGGATGTCAGAGAAGAGCGCCGATCAGGTTTCTCTGCTCAACCAGACGCTTTCACGCTTTGCCCCATCACTGCCCCAAAGCATGGTAATAGTGCAGTAGAAAACCTGAAATTCAAGTGGTTAGCAGTCGTATCGCTACATTTTTATAACACGGGGCACGAAATGCTCTCGACCATAAAGTGTGCTTATGTTGTGATCGGGGTTCAATAAATCACTAAACAGGGTATACTCCGGAGTTGTTTATTGTACTAAACGCTCCCGTGAGAGGATGCTACAGCGCACCTATGACTCAATTCGCTTCTCCGGTTCTGCATACGTTGCTGGATACCGACGCGTACAAGCTGCATATGCAGCAAGCCGTGTTTCACCACTATCATGATGTCCATGTTGCGGCGGAATTTCGCTGCCGGGGTGACGACTTGCTGGGTATCTACGCAGATTCCATTCGTGAACAGGTCGAGGCCATGCAGCATCTGGCGCTCACCGATGACGAATATCAGTGGCTTTCAGGCCTGCCTTTCTTTAAAGCGGACTATCTGAACTGGCTGCGTGAGTTCCGCTATAAGCCGGAACAGGTCACCGTCACCAATGATAACGGCAAGCTGGACATTCGTCTGACCGGCCCGTGGCGCGAGGTGATCATGTGGGAAGTGCCGCTTCTGGCCGTGATCAGCGAGCTGGCCCACCGCTATCGCTCCCCTGAAACCGGTGTGACGCAGGCGGTCGCCGCTCTGGAGAATAAACTCGTTGAGTTTTCCAGACTGACCGAAGGGCTGGATATGTCCCGCTTCCGTCTGATGGACTTTGGCACGCGCCGCCGCTTCTCTCGCGAGGTTCAGGAAGCCATTGTCAGACGTCTGCAACAGGAGCCGTGGTTCGTTGGCACCAGTAACTACGATCTGGCACGTCGCCTTGATTTAACGCCGATGGGCACCCAGGCGCACGAATGGTTCCAGGCGCACCAGCAGATTAGCCCTGACCTTGCCAACAGCCAGCGCGCCGCCCTCGCCGCGTGGCTAGAGGAATACCCGGATCGGCTGGGTATTGCCCTTACCGACTGCATTACCATGGACGCGTTCCTGCGCGACTTTGGCCCTGAGTTTGCCGAACGCTACCAGGGTTTGCGCCATGATTCCGGGGACCCGGTTGAATGGGGTGAGAAAGCCATCGCCCATTACGAAAAGCTGGGTATCGACCCAATGAGTAAGGTGCTGGTCTTTTCCGATAACCTTGACCTGGCGAAAGCCGTCGACCTTTATCGCCACTTCTCATCGCGGGTGAACCTGAGTTTCGGGATTGGTACGCGGTTAACCTGTGATATCCCTCAGGTAAAACCGCTGAACATCGTCATAAAACTGGTGGAATGTAACGGTAAGCCGGTCGCGAAGCTCTCCGACAGCCCTGGCAAAACCATCTGCCATGACAAAGCGTTTGTCCGCGCATTACGTAAAGCCTTCGATCTGCCTCAGGTTAAAAAAGCCAGTTAA